CAGGATCAGAAATCCATCACGCCCAATGGTTGGGGAAGCAGGGGTATTCACTTCAAACTCGTTGTAAAACTCTTCAACATCGATCAGACGCCCTATCGCCTCATGACTGGGCGGCAGGGCATAAACAGGTTCGGCATCGGCACAGGTGGAGAGGTAGCGCAAGATCTCGCGCGAAGTTTCCAAAGCTTCGCGCTTACGCTCTTCATCTTCCGCGGCCATCAACTCATGGATGTTAAGATCGCGGACCTCCTTCTTGCCTTTGCCGCCTCCTTTCACTCGCTGACGGTTGTTGCGTTTCTTCGTTGCCTGATTTGGCTTGTTGTTCTTCTTCATGTTTTGTTTTGTTTTGTGCATGAAATTCACTAGGCTACAATCAGCCTTTCCCGCGCGACCACCTCTAATAAGCGCGGGCCAAAGTCTCGGGCCTACTGTACCACACGACACCGAAGCGGGGCCGATACTCGCTCTTCCTCGGGGCAATAATCTACATTCACCATCGCATCCAACAAAGGATGACTGACGGTTTCAAACAGATCCTGCTCCTCGAGTAGGGTTTCGAGTTCGGACCACCACACGGCTGGGACGTCGTATAAGCGGGACAGCATAGCAATCGTTCTCTCCTCCGCGACCACCAAATCCGAGAACTTGCCGTCTGCTTGAACAGCATAACGGCTAAGAGTCTGGCGATCGACATGGCGCCACTTCTGCACATACACACGTAATACGGGGATTTGCAAGAAAGCAGCGTAAGAATGCGCAACGGCACCGGCATGAGCCAGACAGCCTTCGCGCAAAGTGGGTCCAAAACTTTTCGGGTTAGACAGAGTCTTCCCGGTTTTGAGGATACGGCTGGGCAGAGGACCCCAATAAGAGGTCTCTTCGCCTTCGACCGGATACCAAATACCCTTGAGGAAAGTTCCCATTCCCATAGGCACAGCTTTGAGCTTGAGTTTAAAACCTAGCTCTTCCGCTGCTTCAGCTAACGGCAGGGGGTGCGTCGAACGCGCCCAGCTGTCGTCGCCAGCCACCAAAACTACGGAATGCGAATACGGATGACGTTCTCGCATCATTTGGTGGGCACGTAAATACATTGCTGCATTCACAATGCCGTTGCCTACAGAAGTGTCACAACCGCCTGTAATACGCATGGGGTCCAAAGCCAACACTCCAAAAGGAGTGACGAGCTTGAGAGAAAACATCCATGCGCGAAGGTCTTCGACCATTGGAAGAGGAGCACCCAAACGGATGAGTGCTGCAAACTCGAAATTCAATGGTCCGAAAGACTCAGACTGGTCAAACATAGAAACATCCGCTTCGTACTCATACGAGTATTCCTCTACATCGATATCCCGGTGGACACGAGTGAGGTCTGCGTCGGTGAACGACGAAGCGTAGTACCATCTGAAACCTGCAGCAGCAGTGATCCCGCGGTAGGACTCTGCATGCAAGCGCTTAGACACGCCCATGATCATAGGCCCCCATTGAGCTTGTGAAAGCGTGGAGGCGTTCTGGATGGCGCGACCTTTGAGCTTGAACAGGACTTCATCAGCTTTGGTCATGACAGAAACATAGGAATCGTCTTCCATGGTGCGAGCGCCCGCCTTGTATCGGTCTAGGGCCTGGCGGGCTCTCACATATTTACGGCGTTCATCAAAACTCTCCAGCCAAGCTTCCGAGAAGTCGGCAGGGTCCAATCCCGGATAGGATGGAACAAGTTTGCG